CAAGAGTTACTTGATTAGTACTGTATGGACTTACGTCAGTTCCTAAAGCCCATCGATATCTACATGTAGTTGTAAGGTCTGCATCTCCTGCAAAATTAAGAACAATCTCTTTAACAGTAATATCTTCTCCTTCAGGACAATTAAAATCTACTTCATATGTAACAGGGTTAACTCCTGGTGTTAATGTCACATTTGCAGTTGTTGGAAAGTTAGATGACTTAGTAAAAGTAACAAACCCATTACCTGTTACAGTTTGATTAACTACAATTACACCATCTAATTCAACTAAAATAGTTAATGGATTACTTGCTTCATAATCAAACGTAACATCTCCTATAACTGTTCCTAAATCAACATTTAAATTATAAGGCTCTGTGGAGTCATTCATTAATAAAGTATATCCACATTCTCTTTCAATTGGAGGTTGAGGTATTTTTCTTGTATTAGAGCTTAAAACAAACTCATTCATGTATGGATCAAACCCACCTAATTTTTGAGTTTGAAAAGCATCAACAAATAAATCTCTAAACCATGACCTCATGCCAACTTCAGATATAACACCTAACATACCACCTGAATCTCCTCTAGTTCCTGCTCCTTTTAATTGAATAACAGAACTTCTCTTTGCATCAGTAAAAAAAACGTCTTTCCCATAAACTGAAAAACTTTCAGGATTATTACTTATTCCGTATTCTTCTACTCTAGCTAATTGTGTTCCTAAAACTTCAGGGACTGAAGTAATAGCTCCACCTGCAGCTGCATCAGATAGTAAATTTTTTCCTACAAGTAAAGAAGATATTTTGTCTTCTTGTAAGATTAATATATCTGTTTGTCTTGAGTGCATTCTTCTTATAGGCCCATAAGATGTTTCAAGTGTTTTAAAATTGGCTAACGCTAAATTAAATTGATTTAATTTATTTAAGTTAGTTTCTTGATTAAACACTCCACTATAAGTTACATCTCCAAATCTATCTGCCTCTTTATATTGCTCTTCAGATACAGAGGTTACTTTGTCTCCTAAACTTAAGGTAGGCTTTATTAATGCATCTAAAACGGTATTACTTTCAACACCGTTACCAAAAGTAAAGCAATTAAAAAAGGTTAAATCTACAATAGCAGGGTCTGTTAATGTTTGGTCTTGGTCATCGTCTGCATCACCTGATAAATGAAATCCATTTACAATATCAAATGTTTGCTCATTTTCAAAATACAATTCATCATTTGCATCTAAAGGTTCTGTTTCAAATACCATTAAAGAAGTAGCTCTATTTATTGTAACTGCAATGTTACCAAAAGAGTTTCTTTTGTTAGGTGAAGAACAAGTAGGAGTTCCATTTCTCCAACACATGAATTGTCTACCATCAGCTGCGTCTTCTGCAAAAAACACAACGTTTTGCCCAGCTCCCCCTGGGAGTCCTATATTAAACGGTTGAAAAGGAAATGATTGAATTGCTTCGTCAAATGAAACACTATTAATAGTATTATCTGACCCTGTTGTTGCACCGTTTGTAAAATCTATATTGTCTCCTATAGCCCAAGCATATAAACTACTATAATCTTGAGAAGCTGTAAATCTTTTTTCATAATCGTATGTACGACCACCACACTTGCTTCCTCTTCTGTTTCTATGCGCTCTTAGCTTAATCCTAACAAGGCTACCTGCAGGTACGTCATAGGGTATAAACGGAAGTTGAGGTGGTGTTGCGGCAGGGTCAGCATCAGGATTATCAATAGAAGTGCTTACTAGTGAAACACAAAAACTCCCTCTACAGTCATCTTTTCTATCAATAAAAGCATTAGGTGGATAATTTGCTGCAAACCCATTTGGTTTTAACTGCATATAAGTTCCTCCTAATTGTCCACATGCAGGACTTCCTTCTATTAATTCTCCATCTGCATTTTTATCGCAAAGAAAATCATCTATTTCTACACCAAATCCTAAAACTTTTGTAGATGCACAATTTAATACAGCACCATTTGTGTCAGATTTTACAAACAAAGTATCATTATCTTTTACTTTATCTCTATTATCTCCTTCAAGTTTAAAGTATATTAAACCTGTTTCTTCTTCTTGAAAAAATATGTTTGAGTAAATAGTCCTGTATAAACCTTTTGATTCTTTAATTACAAATTTATATTTAGTAGCCCAAAATGGAGGATAGTTATTTAACTCAACTCTTATATTGTTTTTTGCTATAGATTTATCACATGGTATAAAAACTGTATTATTAGTATCAACCAAAGCAGTAGAGCTTCTTCCATACTCATCCATGTATACAATACCTATTTCATAATCTCGATTACTATGTAAAGATTGTTTTGAACTATCTTTAGCATACAAACCTGTCGCTTCAATTGCCCCCAAATACTCATAAGCAAATATACCTAATGGTGCTGGAGGAGTTACTGTTTGGTCATATTGTTCAAATTTTAAAGCTGGGAAAGTAAAAGAAATTTCATTACTACCTTGTGATGTTTCAATCAATATACCTTGTGGTGTTCCTGTTATACCAAATCCAATATACTCCCATTCATTCTTGCTAAGAATACCACAATTAAAAAGGTCAGTTTGACTGCTACCTGATGTACAGTTTGATTGACAAACATTAAAACAGCTTGAATCAGCTATAGCAACAAAGTTACTAACTGCATTTACAAACTCAGGGCTTGTCGCTAATTCAAAAACACTTGAATAATCTTGTTGTATATTAAAAAGAAAAGTTCTTTCGTATGAGTTTTCAGGTTGTGTTCCATCATCATAAGATGCATCTCCACCAAACGTGTTACTTTCATAAGTAAAATCAACACCTATCTGTGAACCTGCTATTAAATCTAGCCCACTAAAATCAATCGTTGTCTTTGCATTATTTACAAGAACACTAGTTCCTTCTATTGTATATGTAACAGGTTCTAGTGTTCCATCAATTTCATCCGCAGTAAGATCTTGTGAGATTAAAGATAAATTGTAGTCTAAATATATTTCTTTACCTTGTGAGTTAACTACATCGTATCCATCAATATAATTACCATACATTAATCTATTACCCATAATTGTTTGAGCCTGAGCTTTTTTAGGCACGTTATCAAACAACCTAAGCAACTGTGCTTCAGGTAAAGTTGTAAATATTTTTTTATTGGTAAATGGTAATGTTTGAAGAGAATTGTCTTGCCATCCTTCATTTATCTTATTAAATCTTTCTATAACATTGACAGTTTGGCTTGTGCTAAACTTAAATATTACATCTATATCTTTTACGTTTCTGCCGCCTGTTTCAAATGTAACATCAGTAGTGTTAAACTGATTAAGCATTCCATCATTATCAAACGTATCAAAATTTATCTCAAAAGGCCCTGGAGTAAAAGCAACCTGACTAAATGGTGATAAAGCTGAATATTCTCCATCTTCATATTGCCACCTATAAGCAAAACTTAAAAAAAGTTGCTCCATATAGTTTTCACCACCGCCTAATTGATAGCTATCTAAAGTAGGAGGATTTAATGGAGGAGCTAAAATTACACCTATATCTTGTTCTGTAATGTCATCAATTGTTGTTATATTATTTGGTTGTAAATAAGTTCTATTTACATTTATTTTTCTAGGAGCGTTTAAATTATCTGTAAAAAACAATAAATCTCCTATTAAATTAACTCCATTTACTAAATACTCTTTATCAAAGTTTAATATGGATGTAGATATTACGTGATAAAACAAAACAAATGTTCTTGTATTATAAGAAACTATTAAGTCCACTTTACCTGTGGATGATTGAGTATTTGCTTCATCATGTACAAACCAATACATGGTTTCATTTGCGCCATCTTCAAAAGCTCCAATACATCTTGCCTGAAGACTTAAAGGAGAGTTTTGAAATTCTAGTTCAACTAATAAAGTATTTCCTTTTGAGTTTTCTACAGCACCAATTTCAGTACCTTCAGTAGAACCTAATCTTACATTTAACGCATCTATGTACTCGCCTTGAGGAACTAATCGTTCATCAATGCTTTTGTTCATTCTACCTGCAACAAAGTTTTTTTGAATTTTAGCCATGTTATTTTATCCACTTGTTTTGTCCCCTTAGATTCATTAATAATCTTCCTGGGTGTATATTGCTCAATCTTAATTTTGCGTTCCTTAAAAGAGCTGATTTCTCTTTTCTAGCTCTATTTATTATAAACTCTTGAACACCATATTTACTAGACAGTATTACATATTTCATGTAAGAATATATAAACTCTTCAAACAATTTATTTATACTTATCTCAGAATCATTTCCGTTTTCCATTCCATCAGATACATACTCTAAAACACAAAGCTCACCTGCCATATCAGAACTAAAATTTATTACTCCTGATTTTTTATTTATTTTAAAAGTAGGATTTGCATTTGCTGTTTCTGTATTTAATCCATATCTAGCTCCCACTGGATACTCAAAATACCAAAGCCCATTATAAAAATATCCCTCTTGCCCATTGTACTGACTCTGTTCGTTTAAGTAAATGCTTTTCTTACCACCTGTAATTCTTTGTAAGTCTAGAGTTGAAGTAGATGGTTTTAATATTTTTCCTTCATGGTCAAAAAGTATTCTACAATTATTGTCCTGTAAATATGCATCACTCCAATTAGTTTGAATATTTTCAGTAAGAGGCAATAGTGTACCATTTTTATACAAAGATATTCTAACCCAATTTACATAGTCGTGTGGCAATACATATCTTAACGTGTCACAAACTTCTAATTCTAAAATTTTAATTTCTTTCATTGAATCGTAATTCAACTCTTGAATTGCTCTCTTAGCATGAAATATAATATTAAATTTTTCAACGTTATTTATTAATTTATCATTTCCAACATACATTAAAATAAAATTATTTACAATGTCATCTAATGATACATACTGATATGACCCCCAATTTTCATCTTCAGGAATTAATCCTCCATTCTCATAATACTGATATTCTGTTATATATGCCATAATTTATCCTTCTTGTTTGGTTGCTTCGGTCTCTTCTACTTTTCCAAATTGCGCTAGTGCTACTTCTCTTATAGACATTCCTGCATATTGCAAAATTTTATTAATTATATTAGTTTCATCAGATTCAGGCAATTCAAAATCTTGGTAATCTGCAGCTGTTTCATCAAAGCTAGGTTCACCACCTGTTATAATATTAAAATATGTCCAGTTAGGATCTTTAGGATATCTAATGTATTGTGTTATTATAGTTCCTTCAATAGTAAGAGTTTGAGGGTATATTGTAATTGTGTTGCCAGATATGGTGTCGTTTGCACCTCCTAAAACATATGCAGGATATATTACAGATGGCGAAGTTAATGGACTAGAGTTTAAGTAAAATATTTTGTTTTGAGAAACTCTTTCAACTTCTCTTATAGAGTTATAAGCTGTACCTACTATTGAATATGATGAACCTGCACCTCCCCCAAAAAGATTTTGAGTTAATAAAAGTTCTGTGTTGTTAATAATTTGAACAACAAAAGCTGTGTTTCCGCTTTCAACGTTACTTACTAAACTACCAACTTGAACTGTTGTGGTAAATAATGCATTACTATCAATTAGTTTATTAGTAGTAAAACTAGTGGCACTTCCTGATGTTTGAAAATTATTGTAATAATTAATTTTATTAATTAAATAGTAGTCTTCAGGCAAATCGTAATTAGATAACCCTTTACTTACAACTGATTTTGTACTTGAAAAACTATCAACCACTTCCTCTAATCCTTTTACAATATCCGCATACCCTGATCCTGAAACCCTGGCGTTTTGTTTTACTAATTGTGAGTTATATTGATAAAAATAATCTTCAAATATATCTAATTGTGCTTGCTTTGCATATAAATTAAAATCGTTAGGGGTTATATAACCGTAATTGTTTTTATTTGCTATAGAAAGGACGGTAGCTCTTACTGTATTTATCATACCTATTAATCTTTTCACAAAGATACAAAAAAAGGAGCTTCATTTTTTTGAAGCCCCTTTTATATAAAAACAGATTTTTTGTATTGGTTATAGTTTATCTTCCAATATTCTTAATACTTCTAAGCCTTCATCACTTTGAAGAAATGACGCTAGGATAAATAAAGGGTCTTCACCATAAGGAACTGTAAGTAATTTTTTCTTATTTCCTTTTAAATTGTAATAAACATCCTTTTTATTCTTTAATATCAACAAACCTTCACTAAAAAACTTAGCACATTTATTTTGAAGTTTTAATAAAGGATCATTTAAAGCCTCCATAAAATCTTCAGGATATCTTCCTGCAAACATTCTAACATCTCTTTTTAATTCAGCTGATGTTAAATTATCAACTCTAAGTCCAACTACAATTCTTGCAACTGTTTCTAGCATTTCAATATCTAAATCTTTAGCTAAAACTTGAGCGTCTAATGCCACGTCTAAGAAATCAACATCTAAGCTAGCATCTCTTTCTTTATCAACTTCGATAAATTCTTTTCCGTTGCCAGGATGATGTAATAAAAATTTCTGTAATATTTGGTTTTGTTTTTCTACTCTTAAAAAGCCATCTTCAAAAATAATTGGCTCTAAAATTACATTACCGTCTTGCTCATCTTCAAAAATACTTTTTTGATTTTTAGCATAACGCATTGACCTGTTTGTTCCGGTCTCTTCGTCAAAATATAATAATGTACTTCTTTTTGTATTCCTTGATGGAATAGTGTAGCTCAATGGAGCTTTGTCTCTGGTAAGCTTGTAGGTTTTATCTACAAAAGCTTGTTTCTTTTTTTTCATTTGATTACGATTTAATTTTAATAAAAGTAATAATTACCCTCGTAACTTCAACGAGGGTAACTACTACATAGTTTAATTCAATATCTTATTTAAAGATAAAGAAATTGTTAGCACCTAAAGTACATAAAGCTCTTTCTGATAAGAAGTTTACTTCCATTGCATCTAAGCTAGAAGTAGCTGCTCCACCAGCAGAACCTGTAATCCAAGTTTTGTAACGTCTGTCTTCAGTTTCTGAAGCTCTATAACGAACGTGTAAGAAAGGACGCTTAGCATTCTTTCCTAATACTTGGTCATATACAGTTGTAGAACCTGCAGGTACTAGTACCCCATTGATAGCTCCACCAACTATATCACCACGCATTGTTGGGTCGTTAAGATATTTCCAGTCTGTCTTATAGAAATCATAACCTCTTCGGAATCCTGAGAATCCTAAGTTTAGTGCCATTTCTTCATCATTGTCAAATAGACCATAAGAAGTTCCACCTGGGTTACCATAAGAGTTTTGAGAAGCCAACATATCATCAATGTCAAATCCAAACTCTCTGTTTAAGAAAATAACATTTTCTTCAATAGAACCTTGTTTGTCAAGTCTTTGAATGATAGCATCAAAATCTGCAAGAGTTGTTGGGTTACCACCACTCCATACATTTCCACGCTCTTCAATAACATAGAAAAGTCCTTCTGAACCTTTGTTACCTACACCTGAAGCTACACCTTCTACAATTAATGCCGCACCTGAACCTGCTTCCGCTGGTACTGCTTCAACCATTGCTGTTTCTAAATAGTCTTCAAAACGAAGTCTAGTTTCATGCTCTGATTTTAAATACCATAAGTATCCTGTAGCACCATTTTCAGTTGTTACTTCAATCCATCCAATCTGCGCCATGTCAGAACCACTTACTGCGTAGTGATCTTTTATGATGATTGGTGAATTTTGGAAAATACTGTCATCAGCTTCTAATTGTCCCTGCATTCCAATAGCTCCTTTTTGAAATTCAGAACCATAAATGAATAAAGAACATTTTACTGCTGCTGCCATCGCTTGACCTGCTAACTCGTAGTAAGCTACATCAATTGTTCCGTTTGCTGTATCTACATCAGTAACAATTGCTTTGTTGCTATTAGTTGAACCAATTGAACTATCAGATAGCATAATTGTTTGTCCAACACGAATTGCAATAGAACCTGAACCAGGTACTAATACATCATTAACTGTTAGTGTAGCTACACCTGAACCTGCCGCTGCTCCTGATGTTACATCTGCATATTTAGTGTGTAATCTTCCTTGCTCAGCCCATTTGATAAGGTCAGAGTTAGAAGGCATTTCAGCGCCTACCATTCTTAAGAATGATGCTACTGTTCTATTTCCATAACGTTCAAATTCTTTTTCATAAGTATCTGGAAGATACTGATTCAAGAAATCAAAGTTAGTAATATAATTTGTCTGTAATAAAACCTGTTCCGAACTTGGTTGTAAGTCAAACCCAGGTACTGCATCTACTGCCATAATTTTTGTTTTAAATTTTTAAACTTATTTTTTTTTACTTTTAATTCTTAACCCTCTGCCACTCGTATCTGAAACTTGTCTAGCTTTAAAACCTGTATCTCCAATTGATTGAGGAGTTTGCCTAATTGACATATTGACATTTTTACTTTTTTTAGTAACGTCACCAATCGCATCTGCTTTTCCTTGCTCATAAAAATAACTAGCAAATCGCTGAGGATCCATAGCAGCACTTAGCGCTCTATGCCATCCTGTAGCATCATTTATTAAACCATCATCGCCTACATATTTTTTGACTAGATTGTTTAAATCACTTTGCTTAGACTTCATCTCGTTAACATCACCATAAGAATATTTTACTTTTTTGTCTCCTATTTCGAACTCAAAACCTTTGAATTCAGGATTAAAAACTTCATTAGTTCTTTTAACAAAAAACTCATTCTTCTTTTGTGCAATTTCGTTAGCTGATTGAGAATTTTTAATATAACTCTTGTAAGCTTCAATTTCCTTAATTTGTTCTTCTGAAATAGAATTCCCACTTGACTCAAGAGGAATTCTGTATTTTTCTTTTAACTCATTAAGATATGTTTTAGCTTTTGAAAGTTCTCTTTTTTTAGCAATGTTCTTTTTCTTTATATCTTTTTCATCATCAATGTCTTCATCATAAGAAAATTTTTCTTCCATTAAATAATGGATGTCTTCTTTATCTAAATCTGATTCCGTTAAAGAATAGTACTCTGCTAATACTTGATCGTCATCTAAATTATCGTATTGTTTATTTACTTTTACGAAATCTTCAAATCCACGACCTGTATTTTTTTTATAATCTAAATATTTAGATACTTCTTCAGGTAAATTATCTGACTGTTCTCTTTCAGAAAACAAATCATCAACTGAAGATATATCTTTATCATATCTATTTTTAATATATGAAAGAACGTCTTCGTCTTTTAAAGTTGGACTTTCAACTGCCGAATCTTCGGCTACTTGTTCTACAGGTTGTTCTTCAACAACATCAGTAGATTTATCGTCATTTTCTTCTTCGTGTTTTTTTAGTAGAGTTTCTTCTACTTCCTGTGTAGATTTTTCTGGCACAGAATCTAGTGATTTTACTTTAATTTCCATTTGATTTAATTTTTACAAAGTTAATATATAATTATAATTAATTTTTAAGGTTATCTTGGTTCAAATTCAGCTAAGTCAAATCCATCTAAACTATCTTCATTAGATTCAAAACTAACTGATGGTAGATTATTTTTTCTTTGTTCTATAAGTTTTGATTGCTCTGTATTTGCTTGAGATATCCTAGCAGACTTGGCGGTTTCTCTTTCATCTTCTCTTTTTTTCAAACCCTCTTGCTCCATTTTTTTCATATCGACATCCACACCTTTTAATTTCATCTGTAGTGAGAATTCAAGATTCATAAGCTCAGCTTTTATTGTAGCCTCACCTTGCATCTTCTTAACAGCAAATTGAGTTTTTGCCTCTTCTAACTGCATAGCTGCTTGATTTTCCATTTGAAATTGTTGCATTTTTGCTTGTGCTGCCATTTGCTGTGACTGCTGATTTATTTGAGCTTGCTGTTGAGCTGCAGAGGCTTTTTCTTTTTGAACTCTATCTTGTTTAGCTATTCTTTTTAATTTTAGTATTTGATTAGCTAACTTTAAGTTTCTTATTTCACGAATATCAATAGCATCTTCTAGATTTATAGAATCTCTTTGTAATGCCATTTGAATATTTTGTTCAAGCATTTTTCTTTCTTCTTCATCAGGCTCAATTTCTATAAATATTCCAAAGTCACTTAAGTATAACTTACTTATTTCTTCAAGCAACCCAACATTAAATTTTCCAATCTGATTAACAAACTCTTCTTTAAATTCAGAATACTCTAATACATCAGCAATTCTACTAGATAATGCCGTACAAAGTCTTTGACTCATTTGAATACCTGCATCTAAAATATGTCTTGTTGCAGTGTTACTACTTAATGCTGCAAGTTTTTGTAACCCTACCAATGAATAACTATCAGGTGTAGAGCCGTCTCTTGCTTCATTTAGGCCAGTTACATCTCTTAGCATTTGCATATAATGATTATATGAACCTACTAAACTTTGTATTTTACCCTGTCCTGAATTACTATTTAATTGTTGAATAGGTACTTTTGCTTGATTGTAATCTCCATCTTGAGTATAGCTTCTACCAATAACAGAACCTGTTTGAAAAAACATTCGTAATGCATCCTCTGGATTATATGCTTGACCTGTTCCTAAGTCAACTTCATTTAATCCATCTGCATCTATAAAAACACCATCAGGTACAACTCTAGATATTACTTGTTGTAATTTTAAATGTGTTATTTGAATTAAATCAGCAAACGTAATCATACGTCTTGTTAATGATTCAAAAACGCCTTTATACATCCTAGGTGCGCAAGCTATATATTCAGGATAAACTTCTTGAGATGCAGATTGTGGTCTAGCCATGTTTTCAGCCATTCTCCATTTAAGTAAAATGTTTGTTCCCATTACCATTACACCCTCATACCAAACATCTATGGTCTTAGAAACTTTTTTAAAGTTTCCTTCTTCTTGCATTTCCTGAGTGGGATCAAATGTGTCTTCTTTTTCTATTACTTTTTCTGCTCCAGCTGAATTTATTTTTTTCTTATAAGTAAACGTATGTGTTGTTTTATAATTAAAAAACAAAACAGTAGCACTATCCTTACTAAATAAACTATTATTGTAATACTGAGCTGTGTTATTGTAATCATACCAGCTTTGACTATACTTAGATATTTCATCCATATCTTGTCTTGTCAAACTTGTATCTATCTTTTTTAATTCGGTTATTGGTAATGTTTTAATTTCACCCCAATAAAAACAATCTTCAAAATGAGGATCTTCCGTATAACTATAAACAACATTAGCAGGGTCTACATACTCTACTCTTATTCCAGCTCCAGGTTGAAATGTATTTTTACACATTGAAACACCCAAAACAGTTTGATCGTAATACAACTGTTTTTGTATTTCGTAATATCTATTTTCAGAAAGTAATGTATTTATTGCTTCTTCTTCTGCTATTTCAATTGAAGGCTTATACTTCAACTGCATATGTAATGCTAATTCTTCTGATGTATTAGGAACATCTTCTTCTGACGTAGCAAATGTATTTATTCCTAATTGCTGTTGTACCTGCTTCATAACAGGTTTTGCTAGCATGTCTTTTTCTAAATTTACTTGGTATTCACTTCTTTTATCTAAAGACATTCCGTCTTGAGCATAGGCATTTATCTTGAATACTCTATCTGCCATTCCATTTACAACAATGTCTACAAATTTTGGAATAATAGGAACAGGAGTCCAGTCTAAGTTTAAATAACTTAAATCTCCGTCTATTGCTAATTCATTTTTATATTTTTGTATTGACTGCTCTCCACGAGCATATAGTCTCAATCTATGGAAATCTGCCCATTGATTGTAGAATCTACTTTGTCCACCATCTTTTCTGAACCATTCATATTGAATAGCTTGTCCTATTTGTAATCCAAACTCAAAGGAATCCTTTTCTTTGTCTGAAACAAATTGACTAGGAAAACCTGTGGGATTTAACGTGATTTTTACATCCTCCATTTATTGTATAATTTGGCTATAACTTCCCTTATTGTCGTATCTTGCAAAGTTAAGTTTTATTTTTGATTTCTTTTTAATGGGTTGATAAAGGTTTTTTTGTGTAGCCATTATAGCTAAACCTGAACTTATTGACGCATCAAACTTAGTTCTGTTGTTAATATTAAACCTTGCCCAGTCTTCTAATGTTCTAATAAAATACATAGAACCTATTACATCTAACTCTCTAAATGTACCTGACATATCAAACCCTACGTGCTTTTCTATATACGACTCTATAGCTGCTGCGTGTGCTTGTTTTATATCTTCTGAACTGTTAGGTATTCCTCCTAATTCTTTTTCTGTTTTTGATAATTTAGTGTAAATTTTATCAGGTCTATTCATACTATAACCTCTATATCCTCTATTTTTAAAATGATACAATAAACGAGGTTTATTGTTTTCTATTAAAATTGGCATTCCATAAAACACACAAGCCATAAGTACATCTTCAAAAAATATTTCTGCAGTTTGAGGTCTAGCAATGTATTCTAAAAAAAACTCACTAGTTGGGCCTTCATCCATATGAAACTTAGTCATTCCATGCAAAGCTCCGTTAGAACCTCCACCACCTACTGTTCCTGATATATCGTAGCTATCACAACCAAACGCTCCCATGTGGTCATTGCTTGGATACTTAACTCCGTTTTTATAATAGTATTTGTTTTGTAATTGTTTGTTAGGAGTCCAAGAAACATAGAATCTTCCTCTATCATTTGGTGAAAAAATAACTTCTGTATCTTGAACGCCATTTTTCCAACTAAAAGAACCTCGTGTTACAAACCTATCTTTTATTAAAGAATCGTTATAATCTATCTGTTGATAAATTTTCTGTAAATTAAATAATGATTGTTTGCTTTCATCTCTAAATGCATGAGACTCTGTTCTAGGGAATTGTCTATAATATTCGTTTAATCCATCAGGATCAGACTTTAAACCTTCTACTTCATTATTCCAATGATTAATAACACCTTCATCTATAACATCTCCAAATGGCCCTTCTAAATCTTCTTTTGGCTCATCAAATACAGGGTATCCATAAACATCTATAAACCCTTCATAATTCCATTCCATAGGGATGAAAAGTGAATATAATCCGCTTTTAGTTTGACCATTCTTGTTTCGTTTTACTACATTAGAATCTGCATATAACTTTTTAAAGTTACCACCACCTTTTTCTATTGAATTAGATGTACTTCCCATCATACATTTTCCAATAATTCTAGAACCTAATCTTAAGCAAGTTTTTGTAACTCTCCAATTATTTAGTATGTTGTCAGGTCTTTCCCACTTGCCGCTTTCATCATGAGCAAGTATTTTTAATTTTTCCCCATCGTAGGAGTTGTCCCCTGTGTTTTTCCAATCGATGGTTGTATCAAGACCTTCGAGTTCCTCAACGGCCTGATTTGCATCAAGTTTTTTTCTGGTAAGTTTGGAGGCAGGTACTCTATAGGCAAGCTCGGTCTTCGGCCTGTCCATACCGTCTTGGATGGGCTTGAAGAAGAAGGGATAGTTAAGTGATATGGGAACGACTTTATCAGTGAACATCTTCTTAGCATCCGACCCTGTTTTTGACAATATGCCAAAACGTGAGTCACGTGAGGTGGTTGCTGCATGCACCAGCTCTGATGAGGACATGAACGAAAAGCCTGAACGCCTGTTTTTAAGATAGCACATTCCGTATGAACGAATGTCTGCTTTACATGCTTCCCAGAATATGTAGAATAATCTATTTGATTCCCTAAAGTTTGGCTGCCCAACATCAATCTTGGTCCAGCACAAGTACATGTAGTGAGAACCAGTAATATAAGTAGAAACACCTTTGTTATTAAACCAAAAACCTTCTTCACGTCTTTCAAATTCTTTGTCAATATAGTCATACCATTTTTCTTTAAAAGAATCAGGATATTTATCCCAATCAAACACATTTTTTATTTTACTTAATTCTTTAGGATATTCTAACTTATCCCAATAATTATTTTTAAAACTATGAACGTCCTTTACTTTTGGTAAAGCTATTCTTAGTTTTTGTATTTCATATACATCACCAATTGTGCCGTCTTTTGAAATGATAACAATGTCATATTCTTTATTATATCCATACTTCCATGCTTTCTTTTTATTGTAAGAATTTAATGCCTTTTCAGGTATAACATTTTCAAGTATTTTATATAAAGTTTGTATATACATTATTTTGACCTACCTTCTGCAAAGCCTTTAAATGACGCTGCTTTTGTTTCTGCGTTATCTGTGTTAATCATACTATTTTCTTCTTCAATTTTAGATAATATTTCAAATGCATCAAAAATAGCTAGCTTTTTAGAAGCGGCTGCATTTTTTAATCTATCTGCTGCAATGTCAGGAGCTAACCCATCTAAGTCTTTTTTTAATATACCTTCATTTGCAACTTTTATAAGCTCTTTTACAGCTTTTTTCCCTGCTTTAATTATTTCTAATTTTAATTCAATATTATTCATAAAACCAAGGTTATGTTATTGGTAAGCATTCTATATAGTTTTTCTCCATCCACATTATATTCATATTCACTATCTGGTTGAAATGAAACTTTATCACCTTTATTAATCCCTTTACTAATTAAGTTTTCATTAGAATACTTTATTAATCCAATTAATGGTTCTTCTTCTTGATGTGTTTTAAGGTAATTGTTTTTTTTAGGTAAAGGTTTTACCATACAGTATTTGGAGTGGCACGACCAAGTGTCTTTACTTTTAAACATAAAAAATTGATCGTAATCAATAAAAAACAAATTATCTTTAAAAAAACTTTTTCCACTTCTTTCTTTTCCTTTCATATCATTATAATATTTAAAAACATTATGATGAACTAAAAGTGTGTCTCCTGGTTCTACAGGGCCTGAATAGTTTATGGGTGTTTCAATAACTATTGCGTATCTATTTGATGAGGTATGATCTTCTTTAGATGTACTTGTTATAAAGTTAACATTTCCAATCTTTTTAGTATTATCATATCTTTTGTCATTGCTTGGTTTTACAATGAAATAAAAAGGTGATTTCATTCAAAATTAATATTATATTCAATTGATATTGGCATATTAGAATTGAATTCTTTCCAAAGGAATATTTCTCCTTTTTTATTTTCAATCCAAACTTTTATAGAGTTGCTTTCGCTTATATGCTTTATTAAATGAATATAATAACTTCCATTAAAAATCTCCTGATTAACTATGTAGTGCATGGCGCTAGATTTATAATCAGCGCCAATTGATATTTTTCTTATATCCATTATATTTAATTTTATTTATATTTCAGTAAACATCAATGATATTGACAACTCTCCATCATTTGGTGTTATAGCTCCTGTTTCAGTACCTATTATAGCTATATGGTCTCCTGATGATGCGGTTATGTTAGAAGCTGATACGTTAGCATCGCCAGAGGCCCAAGTTCCATTATCGGTATTGTCAATAACAAATATATCACTAATTGATGTATAGTTAGCAATCACAGGGTTAGTATTACTAGGAATTGTTCCTATTGAAAATTTAACATCACTTCCTGAAGGTATATTTAATGCTGAAGCTCCTGACCATACCCAAGTTACTTTTGTAAGCCTGAAATTTACAGGTGTTCTAAATAAAGGAATTTGAGTGTCTGGAGTAACATTTGATGTCCACTGCATAAAGTCATATCCACTCGCTTGGCTAGCTAAATTATTTACCATTCCAGTTAAAATAAATTTGTTTTCAGGTAATCCACTTTCGATTAAATTACCACTAGAATCTACTACTATATTTCTTTCAGGAATTCCTATAACAGTTCCTGAACCATAACTTGGTAGTTTAAAAAATCCATTTTTCTTTATTTCTAAAGCATTTGATTGGTTAGCCGCATCTTCACCATTACCAACGATTAACAAGTTGTCAATAGCACTCCAAGTGTTTACACTTCCAATAACAGGAACATTATGTGAGCCTAAAATTATCTGTCTAAAATCAGTCCCATTTAAACCTGTCCCAATTACAATTGATTTTTCACCTGCAACTTGGTTTGAATCACCTAAAGCAATAGAAAAATCGGCCGTTGAGCTTGTTGTGTTTCCTTTACCCAAAGTATAAGAATTATCTCCGTTAGCTATATTGCCCCCTCCAAAAGTAAAAGATGCCACACCTACAGATTCATTATCCTCACCAAAAGTAAAACTACCTTCACCTGATGCTGTTGTTGTACTAAGTGTTCCAAAAGCAAAAGAATTATCTCCACTTGCTTCTGAATCTTTACCATAAGCTTGTGCAAAAAAACCTGAAGCTATGTTTGCATCACCTATAGCTATAGAAACATCACCACTTGCCTGATTTGATTTACCTAATGAAATAGAAAAATCTCCACTTGCAGTTGTGCCGCCTCCCATTGATACAGAAGCAATTCCACTTGCTAATGTGCCTTGTCCCATTGATACCGAAGTAGCTCCACTTGCTATTGTTGAATTGTCACCCATTGCTATTGCCGCATCTCCACTTGCTTCTGAACCTAGTCCTAGTGACACAGAATAATTCCCTCCTGCTTTAGAGGTGTCTCCTCCTGCCAAAGAAAAGTTTCCGCTTGCTATTGTGGAGTCTCCAGTCGCAAAAGACCAATTTCCACTTGCTTCAGTATTCTCACCTGTAGCCATAGACTGTAGTCCACTTGCTTCTGTGTCTTTTCCCATTGCTGTAGAAGAAGTTCCACTTGCTATTGTGCTTTGTCCTGATGCAAAAGATTTGTCTCCTGAAGCTGTTGTGCTGCTTCCACATGCAAAACTTTGACCTGCTGAAGCTGTTGTGCTACTTCCTATAGCTACTGAATTTCCTCCGGTTGCTGAATTTCCAAAACCTATAGCTGTGGAAGTTATTCCAGAGGCTGTTGAGGTTTTTCCCATTGCTGTAGAAAAATCTCCACTTGCTATTGTATCTTCTCCTGAAGCAAAACTAGCATCACCTGATGCTAATGCAGAAGCTCCGAGTGCCATAGAAGCCTTTCCAGATGCTGTGGCGGATTTACCTATAGCCGCAGAATACTGTCCACTTGCTGTTGAGGTTTCTCCACTTACTAATGAAGATACTCCAGAAGCAATATTAGTAGCTCCTGAAGCTAAGCTGTTAGCTCCACTAACATCATTTGTGTCTCCAAATACAGCAGTGTTATCTCCTGTAACAGTATGGGTGATACCTCCTACAATACTTTGTTCTCCATCAACTAAATTACTAGAGCCTCCAACTAAAGATGCAGTGGCGGTTACGCTAACTGTATGACCTCCTCCAAATACAGCTGCTTCTTCAGCAGCGTTAGTAATATTAGCTCCAATTACAATTGATGATTGACCAGAATTTTCATTGTCTTCTCCACCACTAATAGCTAAATCTGCTGTAATTAACTGGTCACTACCAAATGCATTCGATCCTGCAGTACCTGTAATTGTATGAGTTACTGTTTTGTTAAACGCAAGTGACGTGCCTCCTGGAATAGGATCTACAACTATTGGAGCATCCCCTAATTCATTAGAAGAAGTCCATATTGCAATGTTACCTGCTGTACCTGCACCTGTTAATACTGATGAGTTGTCTATTTTATCCCAAAATATATTGTTGTTTAAGTCTTCTGATACTATTGCCCAATCTCCAATTTTCCAATCAGTTATTGTTCCACCACCTTCAGTGGTTAGAGCAGCGCTACCATCTGCAGTAACAATCCAATATTTACCTGTGTTAGAAGCAATTAAAGGTACTTGTAATAAATCAGGAATACCTCCATCACCTAAAGCTCCACCCTCTGCTGCTGTTCTTGCATCCCAGCTACCTTGAAACTCTAGTCCAGAACCCTGATAGTTCTGCCATTCGACAGTACCATCGGTTTGAGAAACTAAAACTTGCTCCCCTGTACCTGCATTATTATTTGCATCGTAAACTTCAGAATTAAAATAAATTCCTCCGTTTACATTTACTAATCCATTTGCAACAGTTATTTTTCCAATAGTTAAATTTTCAGCAATCTCTAGGCTTCCTACTCCAAAACCATCATCTAAATATACTGTTGTACCAAGTACTGAATCAACTTTGTCTCCTGCTGGAGCTGCTGTATCTTGATAAAATAATGAGTTTACCAATAAAACTGACTCTTGTCCTGCACTTGATGCTGTAAAAATAGGAAGTCGATATGATACACCTTGAAATGCGGTATCAATGACAAAATCAGCAATACCTTGTATTGTAAATGTTTTTGTTTGTAGACTAATTGGGTTAGAGTTAGCTGCTGTTCCAATTAAATAGTCTGCCCCTTCAATCGGAGATTGACCTGGGTACGATAAAGTATTGCTAATTTTTGCCATTTTATTATTTTTCTTTTTCTTTTATTTCACCTGTTTGCAAGTTAATAGTTGTGTTTTCTCCGTATTTTTTTATAAGCTTAGCTTCTAAATCAGAGAAGTTTTTTCTAACTTCTTGTACTTGCTCTATTATTAAGTGCTTTTGTAATTCTAAATCACCTAATTGAGTTTTTAACTTTACAAAATCTGAATTTAAAGTTTGTAAATTTACTAATTCTGTTTTTTCTAAATTTTTCATTTTATTAAATTAAGGTTATTATGCAAAGGTAATAATTATTCTTTAATTTTCTTTGAAGCCTTCTCCCAGCTTCTTCCAACAAAATAAGCACCGTATACAGTAACAAGTAATGTTTGAAAAATGGGAATGTATTCTTTTGATATTGTAAAGCTACCAATGTTTCCATCTGTAAAACATAATGCAGTAAATATAACTGTTAAATATATAAGTACCATTGGACGAATATTTTTAGACAAGAAAGAATCTGATGCCATGTCAAATTTCCAACGTTCGGTAACTTGTTCTTGAGCTTCTTTATCAGCTTGTTCTAAAATTTTTGTTATTTTTTGTTTTGCTTCTAACCTTTCCTCATCAGTTGTTATAAGATTATCTAATACTTCGCCAACGTCTTTTATTACATTTCCGCTGAGCCATTGCCATAGTTTTTTCATAATTTGTTGTATTCTTTAGTTGCGTCAAAACTTGGACATGATTTTGGTGAAAAATCTCTATGCCCATGTATAACTGCTTTAGGAAATATATTTTTTAAAAATTTCAACAATAAAATAAAACTTTCTTTTTGTTTTTCTGTTCTATTATCTTCTGGACACATATCTGAATCTACCCCACCTGCATAACATACTCCTATGCTATTGCTGTTTTGTCCTTTTGTGTGCGCTCCTTTGCTTTCTATTGGTCGACCTAGTTCGATCTGACCATCTCTTTTAATAAAAAAATGGTAGCCAATACCTGACCACCCATTTTTCAAATGCCATTCATTTACTGTTTCTGCATCTACATCCATTTTAGGTGGAGTTGCTGAACAATGAATGATTATTTTATTTATTTTTCTTCTCATTGTAATTAATCCATATTCTTTGAGCTGTATAAATAATAGAAGCTGATAATAGAATTAATTTTAAAGCCATTTCAACATGGGTAAATGACACAGCTAGACTTAAGAAATTTAATACATATATTTTAGTATCCTGCATTGTCATTATTTTCTTATAAGTATATAATTCACTTCTAAGTCTAATAATGCACTGTTGTTTTGAGTATATCCTACCATAGTGCTACAATTTCTCCTGCAGTAGTTCCTGTACTAAATACTTGCAAAACATTTACAGGGAAAAATTGCCCTGCATAAACTCCTGTAAAAATAACATCGTCACCTCCTACAGTTTTTACTCTAATATTTCCAGGTGTGCCTATATACAAAGCACAGCCATTATTTGTTCCACCAGTTACTGCTGGAATTTGGTCTGTGTCACTTGGGACAACTAATGCAGCTCTACCTGCTTGTAATTTTGTATAAGCCATTTCTTATTTATTATAAGGGAACATTCTGTTTAAACTATCACGTCTTTGATTACATCCGCAAGGTTTCCCTGTTGCCTTACTGATTGATTCCACAACTGTTTTTATTCCAGTCGCTTTAGTAAATTTTTCAACGCTATCTCCTAATCCTTTTGATTTCATTTTAATTTATTTTTTACACATACATTGTGCTACAGGACATTCTTGAACATCAACAATAAGTTTAGATACTAACCAATTCCATTTACATAAAATCTTGCACCAAACTTTTTGCATCCATAATCCTGCCTTTACCAAAAATTTTCCCATTATTTCTTTTTTGTTGAACAGCCAAAGTTGTTAGCATAATTAGCCTGCTTCACTATAGTCTGAGAATATTTCTTTGGGCTTTTCATTACTGCTGATGCAGCCTTACATGTGTCCGAAAACCCATTTTTTTTAGCCCATGAAGAAAATTTTCCCTCATTCTTTTTTTTAATAGCAGGAAATGCTTTTTTCTTTATTGCCATTTTACTTTTTTATTAAACCTGTCAAGTGTTTTTTAACTCCTTTAACATGTGCAGGATGATGATGTCTGTAAGACATTCCACTATCTGCGCCATAAGAATGTCCGTAATCTTTTTTAGACATTGCTTTAGACTCGTCTCTACGATCTTTTAAAGATTGTTTCTTTTTTCCATTTCTCGCTCCGATTGATTCATCTAAACGAGCATTGTATCCTTGTGCCATAATAATTGTTTTAGTTTTTACAAATATACTAATATTTTCCTCTTCTATTTGAAGGACTAGATTTAGTCGATCCTCCTTTTCCGGCCCACAAATTTTTGCATGACCAATAGCGTGCAGTTAATTTTGATTTAGCTGTTCCACATTTGTGACGTGCTTTAAAACTTTTTCTTGCAGCTGCTGAATAATTATGTCCATATCCTTTTGCTCCAAAATGAATAAGTTTTTCTTTACCGCCTTCGCAACCTTTTACCATTTTCTTTTTACCTGCTCTATCTGAGCGAGTAGGTTTGTTACAAGACATTTTACTTTTGTCAGCCATTACTTAGTATACTTTTTAGTTACTTTTGCTTTTTTTGTATTTGATACAAACTGCTTTTTACCACCTGATGCTTTCTTTTTTCTAGCGGTTTTGGCTCTTTCTCTTTTGCTTAAAGACTTGGCTTTAGCTAATGGAAGACATCTATCAGGATTTTTTTTATTTTTGCTTGTTCCACAAGCTCCCTTGATTGAACCATCTGTTCCAATCCTTACCCATTTTTCATCTCGCCATTTTTTAAGCTCACCCATTAATAACCTTCTTCTGTCATTTTTGTAGTAGGATTGTTCTTCATAGACCCACCCATGGTTTTTGCAAATGTGTGTGCTTGAGCTTTACCTACTGCATTGTAAGGAAAACTTTTTTTCATTGACTTTCCAGTATCTGGACAACTATATTTTACTGTTGGCATAATTATTTGTTTTTAGTATTTTTATTTTTCTTTAAAGATTTAAAGTCTTCACCTGTAATTTTATTAAAGGGAAATGCAACTTTAGCTATTTTTCTTTGTGACTTACTTAATTTGCTCATTTCTTTTTTGGTTTAGTATGAGTATATCCGTCTTTTTTTAATTTAAAATGTTCTTTCATAGATGTAACTTTAATACATTTATCTTTTTTACACATCATATGTGTTTTAAATTTTTTTGCCATATTATTTCTTTTTAGCGCCTTTAGCGTAGTTAGGGTCTTTACAATATTTACTAGCAGCCATATTCGCATACGCAGATGGATACTTGTCAAAAGTTCTTTTTGCCCATGCAATTCCTGATGGACAAATTTTATTTCCTTTTGTTCTCCCTTTCTTTGCCATTATTATAAATCTATTTCAAAAATTAAACATAACTCCATTTCTGCATCATCTGTTCCTATACCTCCATTTTCTACTCCACTAATATTTATAATTTCTCCTTCTTGAAGACTAACAGTACCATCCCATGTTTTAGATGGAAAAGACCCAGTGTCAGTTGTTGTTAAAGACAATTCAGGTAAATTAGCTACTAATTGATAACTAGATGTTTGTGTTGTAGAAAGCGCAGGGTCTGTCATAGAATAAACATTTACATCCCATGTACTTCCTGCTAAAGGAATATTTACAGCTGTTGAATGTATCCATTTCATTTGAGCCTTTATAAGCTTACAATCAAAAGGAACTTGAAACACAGAACTATTTGACGCTACAGGCGAAGCGGATGCTGCAAACTCTAGTGTGTCACCAAATATTCCAGGTGATCCTCCAAATAAATTTTTCCAAACTCCAACTACAGAAATCAATGCTCCTCTTTCTCTAGAGATTGTTATTTGACCTGCGGTCTCAGTAATTTCTATTCCTTCCCCACCTAGCAATGTAAAGTCACTAACTGAGCTATCAGAACCTATTAGTTCTATATCAATCTCGTTAGTTCCAGTTTCGTTTGCATCTAAGGTATAAAATACACCTACCTTATCTGTAGGTATTTGCATGTTGTCTAAATCTTTGTATCCAACTAGAAAGTCTACGTCATTTGGATCTGTTGTTGAAACAAACTGTGAAAATTTTTTATTTGCCATTTTTATTTATTTATTTATTTATGGACAAGTTTCAGGTATCATTCTACCGTCATTTGTAAACAATTCTTGCTCACAAAACTCATCTATTTCGGTTATTATAAAACACAATTCAGGTATGTCATTATTTCTTTTGTCTTGAAATGGAATTCCATTTGCTATAGCTGCTCCTAATCCCATTATTTTTTGTTTA